CCGATGGTACCGCCACAACCGGTATTTACAGAGGAACGGGCTCTGTTGCTGGCGGCGGAATCCACGTTGGTCGCGCAGCCTTGACAGCCTCTTTCATCATGCCTGAGTTGCCGTTGAGACAGAGTTCATCTGCTGGCAACCTCGCAGATCCAACAGATGCTTATTTCGGAGTGGATACCACCAAGAATAATTCATCAAGATTCGAACCGAGCATCATCGACCTAACCAGGCCACTACCAAAAGGTATTGACAGTTTCGCAACGAGCGATCTTACACAGCATATGTTTATATTCTCTCTTGACGATCTGGCTAACAACAGCGAAGAATCAGGGGCCCCGCTAGTTTATAGCTCGGGCTCTCGCGGAAATGGAAACTCCGTTACCGCTGTCAGTGGTTCTTGGAGAAAGATTCTCGACAAAGGTTATGACAGATTTACAACGGTTCTTCACGGTGGAAGCAATGGTTGGGACGTTACAGAGGCAGAGCCTTTCAACGAGTCCCGCTCACTAACTGACGGAGCAACCGAGAGAAACAGTTCAGCATTCTTCTCGGTGAAGAAAGCAGTTGACATCTGCGCCGATCCTGAATTTGTTGATTTTAATATGATGGTCGCCCCCGGTATTACTAACGAAGGGCTTACAGCACATATGATTAACACCTGTGAGGATCGCGGCGATGCTCTTGCAATTATCGACCCAAAAGGTGGGTATCTGCCTTGGACTGAAAACGCGAACGCCGAAAAGGATCGAATTACTGCTGTTTCTACTGTAGTAGATAATATGAGAGACAGGGGAATGAATTCAAGCTACGGCGCGGCATACTTCCCTTGGGTTCAGATTAGAGACTCCATTAATGGCGGCTTGTTATGGGCACCACCATCTGTTGCAGCTTTAGGAACCATTGGTTCTTCAGAAAATAAAACTGCACCATGGTTCGCTCCTGCAGGATTCACCAGAGGTGGTCTCACAGAGGGTGCTGCAGGTGTCCCGGTTGTTGGTGTTAGAACCAAGCTGACTTCAAAGGATAGAGACACGCTTTATGAAGCAAATATTAATCCGATTGCTTCATTCCCGGCAGAAGGGATCGTGATCTTTGGACAGAAGACACTACAAGTAACGCCGTCTGCCCTAGACAGAATCAATGTTCGAAGAATGTTGATTTTCGTGAAGAAAGAAATCTCTAAGATTGCCTCTACAATACTGTTTGATCAGAACGTTCAGGCAACTTGGAATAGATTCTTGGGTGAAGTACAGCCTTTCTTGACCAATGTTAAATCTGGACTTGGACTGTCGGACTTTAGAGTTGTACTCGATGCGTCAACAACGACTGATGACCTTGTTGATAGAAACATTATGTATGCCAAGATTTTCTTGAAACCAGCTAGAGCAATTGAATTCATTGCACTTGACTTTGTGATTTCAAAAACGGGTGCTGCATTTGAGGATTAAAAAAGAATTGAGAGCAAAAATTGATGCTCTAAACTATTTATAGAAGAAGATACTTTTCTATAAAAGGGGACCAACAGTATGGCAAGTGATAAATTTTGGGCAAATTCAACATTAGAACCAAAAAGACAATATAGATTTATTTTAAATCTTGGCGGAATCGAACAGTGGGTTGTAAAAAAAGTTTCAAGACCTAGTTTTTCAATTTCTAATGCAGAACATAACTATATTAATCATAGATTCTATTATCCAGGTCGTATTGAGTGGAGCACAGTTGCTTTCACGATTGTTGATCCTGTAGACCCCGATACAACAGGTATCTTAATGAAGATGCTAATGGCGTCTGGTTATCGTTTCCCAACTAATAAAAATGGTACTAGAACTATTTCTAAAGCGGAAGCCGTTGCTGCATGCGGAGGCCAGGTGTTCATCTCAATGATTGGCGCAGACGGATTAGATGCCGAGGGCGTCACGGCACCAGAAATTGAGAAATGGACCTTGCACAATCCTTGGGTTGAAGAAGTCTCTATGGGTGATCTAGACTATAGTTCCGACGATATGGTTGAGATGGAAATTACTTTGCGCTATGACTGGGCTTCTTATGAATCACTTGTCAACGGAGCCACTAATACTTCGAGCAAAGCACTTCAAAACATTCCAGATAAGCTATTTGGACCGACTGGGTAGTCACATAGACAAAAACTTCTTAACAATATTCTCAATTAATGCTATATATTATTAGATAACAATTCAATGAGGTTTTAATGTCAATCCGCAATAATGATGAGCGCGTAGGCGCGAGAGATATGGGCGAAAACGCTCCCCCAATTCCTGAAACAATTCAAACCACAGAGACAGCTACAGAAAATGCTCCTCCACCGATGACTTTTACAACTCCGACTGAGTTGGTTGATTTGCCAACGAGAGGAAGATTTTATCCACAGGGTCATGCGCTCCACAATCAAGAAACAATTGAAATTCGCTATATGACAGCAAAAGATGAGGATATTTTAACATCCAAAAGTCTTTTAAAGAAAGGCGTAGCAATTGATCGATTTCTACAAAATATAATTATTAATAAATCTATCCAGGTGGACGATTTGATGCTAGGTGACAAGAATGCTCTTGTTGTAGCATCTAGAATTACCGGATATGGGTCGGATTATGAAACAAGCGTGGCGTGTCCAAATTGTGGAACATCCAATGATCATCAGTTTGATTTAGATGCCGTTGAACTCAAATCCGCCGATGATGAGCTACCAGAATTTGTTGAAGCTACTGCTGATGGCACTTTTTTGATCACTGTTCCAAGAATGAATGTTCCGGTTGAGTGTCGCTTATTAACAGGAAAAGACGAAAAGGCCCTAGCTCAACTTGAGAAGAACAGAAAGAGATTGAAACTCCCAGAGACGCTAATGACAGATCAATTTAAAAGATTTGTTGTATCTGTTAACGGTGTAAAAGACGCCCCATATATTGCGTCTTTTGTTGATAATATGCCAGCAATTGATTCAAGATATTTGCGAAAAATTTATCAACAGGTCGTTCCAAATGTTGATATGAAACAAGAATTTGCTTGTCGCGAGTGCGACTTTGAACAGCAAATGGAGGTACCGTTTACCTCTGACTTTTTTTGGCCTAAGTGATGAATACATACAAAATGTATATGAACAATTCTTTCTCTTGAAATACCATGGTGGCTGGAGCTTTATAGAAGCCTATAATCTGCCAATCGCCATTCGTCACTGGTTTTTGCAACGCTTACAAAAGCAGATTCAGCAAGAAAGCGAGGCGATAGAAAAGGCCAACAAAAAATCAAAATCAGGAAAAAGATAAACAACTTAGAAGGCTAAGAGTATAATGCTTTTAGCCTTCTTTTTTTAACCAGAACTATTTACCATAGGAGGAATTTATCTATGGAAGACAATTCTCTAAAATCTATTGATATAGACCTAAATGCTGCCCAAAATGGGGAGCTTAATGAGGGATATTTTACTGCTTTAGGTGGTCAAATTCAACTCTTGATGAAGATAATGTTCGGCGGCAGTTCCGCCGTTCCCGTCTCCATCCGTGGCACCAGAGGCCAGCTTGATTCTTTTACCAGAACTATGGCAGGAGAAAAGAAGTATATGGACGCCTTTAACCGCTATGGTTTGGGAGATAAAAGAACTTTTGCTAGCAAGCATAGACTAGATTCAGCAGTCGCAAATTTTGAAAGAGCCACTGGACTTAAGTGGCCACTCAAATAGGAACCTTAATGAATGGCAGATAAGACTACACCAGCAGATCTTGCGAGAGAACAGCAACGCCTTGAAGCAATGCGCGAAATGGTGGCCGCCTCCAAGGAACAAAATTCAGAATTAAGGCTCCAAGTTGAACAGCTTGGAAAAGCTGAACTGAAAGAGCAAAGCAGATTATCGCATATGCGCGAGGAGTTGCAAACTCTTAAACAAGCTGGTAAGACCAAAACCGAAGAATATCAATTACTGCAACAGATTCATACACAAGCTCAGGAGGCGTTAACCTTACAAAGACAATTGTCTGACGAAGCCGAAAGACAAAACGCAATTCAAGAAGAAACCAATAAAACAATGGAAACTTCTGTTAAAAGCCTTACCTCGATGGTCGGTTATTCTACTCAATTGGGCGATTCTATGAAGGGCACCTTCAAGAAGAAAAAAGGTGAGGAATTTGGAGGAATGCTCAAGAGAGTATCGAAAGGGTTCGTCATGGGAACAGCCAGTGTTTTTGGCTTTCGAAATATTCTTGGCTCCTTAATTAAGTCAACTATTGAATTTGCCTTTATACAAGATAAGGCAGAAGCCAGCTTTGTGCGCTCTACAGGAGCAGGCCGCGAATTCGCGGGTGCAATCGGTGATGCATCAACTAATTTATTTGAATATGGAATGGGAGCAAATGAAGCCTCCGCCGCAACTGCAGCCCTTTATACCGGAGTGACAGGGTTTAACACTGCTAGTGCTTCAACACAAAGAAACTTAGTAGAAACAACTGCAAAATTAGAAGCTGTTGGAGTCTCGGCTAGAGATACCACAGAGATTATGCAGATGATGAGCAGGTCTTTTGGAATGACCCATGAACAAGCTTTGGGAGTTGTGAAAGATCTAGAACAGTTCGCAGTGAACACTGGCCAAGCATCTGCCGAGGTGGTGTCGGGGTTTACTAGAGCCTCTAAATATTTAGGAGTTTTTGGAAAGAGGGCTGCAAAAGTATATAAAGATAGTTCAAAACTTGCCCGTGCGTTGGGAATGGACACAAATGAGTTAATTGACTCAATGAAAGCGTTCGACACATTTGATACAGCAGCAGAGTCTGTCGCTGGTTTGAATGCTATGCTGGGCGGCTCTTATATTAATACAATGGATATGGTGATGGAGCGCGATCCCGCCAAGCGTATGCTGATGCTAAAAGAAGCCCTAGATAATTCTAACATAGCATATTCCGATATGAACGAATATCAAAGGGAAGCAATCGCCAACCAAATGAATATGTCCGTCGCCCAAGTCGATGCTTTAAAGAATATGTCACCTTCGACAATACGAGAAAATGCAGACGAACAAGAATCGCTAGCGAAACGTTCAATGGAAGCCGCCGATGCAATGACTAAATTACAAATGACAATGGGTTTGATCGTAGGAAAATTTATCAACCCATTTCTTGAAAGTATAGGAGGCCCAGACGGAGCGGTCGCGGGATTGCAAGACTTTGCTAAATCTGTTGGGAATGTTGTTGACAATCTGACCCCATTTTTTAGTCTTCTGGGGTCGGTAATCAAATTTTTGGCCAAATATTGGGAGATTACTTTGGGTGTAGTGGCCGCAATGAAAGCATACGCGACTTATATGACAATATCAACACTTTTAACAAATCGCGCAGCCGCCGCAAAACTTAAAGAAGCTGCTGCTATCGAGTTGGCCGAACTTCAAAAGACAAAAGAGACGGCGGCAAGGTTCACCGCGAGCACCTCGACCATCGTAGATACGACGGTAACTGAGACCAACACAGCCGCAAAAACAAAAGGAACTCTTGCGGGTTGGCGGGAGGTTGTTAGTAAAAAAGCGCAAACTTTGTGGGAAGGGTTGAAAACCGCCGCAATGACCGCAGGAACCGGCGCAATGGGGCTAGCCACCCTCGCCACCACTGCCCTCACTGCTGCAAATGTTCCATTAGCAGTTGCCATTGGAGCCGTCGTTGCAGGGGTTGCACTTGGAGTTGCTGGTTTTATACTTATGAAAGATTTGGTCTCGGGTATGCCAGGACCACTAAAAATACTTGTTGGCATATTTATTGCTCTTGCCGCCGCAGTCGCTGCTTGGCAGATCGCCACAACCCTTGGTCTAGGCGCGATTTCTATTACTGCTGGTATTGCAGCAGTTGGAATCGGTATAGGTGCGCTAATGGGAGCATTTGGATTTGCGGAAGGTGTAACCAATTTTGGTGGCGGTATGGCTCTCGTCGGAGAAGAGGGGCCAGAATTAGTAACAATGGGCAGGGGCGCAAATGTTATAACAAATGAAAACACAAATAAAATAGCAGGAGCCGCAGCCAATGGTGGTGGTATGGCAGGGTCACAAGCTCTTATTGCAGCACTAGATAGAAATACAGCCGCACTCCAAGGAGGCTCGGGGGCGAATATTGCTCCGGCTCAATCAACGGGCGGCGGAACAGTAAATAATGTTGTATTGAATATGAATGATAGAGAATTTGCGAGAGTAGTTGATGAGCGGGTGGACAAGGTTTTACAAAGTAGATAAGGGGGGAGGCATTAAAAAATGGCAGGCTATATTAATGGACCAGATAGTTTATTTAATAATAAACAAGTAATTAAATTTGAATCTGTCGCCGCTGCAAATGCACAGGCAGTGAAGTTTCATGCCTTTGTGACCGACTACTCAGACAACTTTGAATCAAATTGGGAAAGAGACGAAACATATGGTCGTATGGACGATATTCAATCTTTCCAGAGCACAAAAAGGACTATTGAACTGGGATGGCAAACCGTTGCAGCAAGCAGATCCGAAGCATCCGCCAATTTAAGAAAGATTGAAAGATTGATTCAAATGCTATATCCCCCATATACACACGGTGGCGGTCAAATATTTAATATTAACGGAGCACCAGTTGTTAGGCTTAAATTTATGAACTTGATACAAGATGCTCGAACCGGCGGAGGTTTAATGGGTACAATGTCCGGACTAACAGCCACTCCAGATATAGAACTTGGGTTTTATCCGAGTGATGATAATTCTAAAGTTTATCCTAAAGTAATAAGCTTGAGTTGTACATTTTATCCACTTCACGAACACCTATTGGGGTGGATCGGAGATAACTTCAATCAAAGCAATTTTCCATATGGTGCAACTGGAGCAGGAAAAACAGCCACAGATTCTATACCCATAGGGGCCGAAGTAGAAGTGGGCGGTGTTCCCACTGGAGCACAACTTGAGGAAGCATTTAATGCACCTCAACCTGGGGGACTTTCAATGGCGGACGTTAACTCTGCAGTTGATGCAAACGACTTGAAGCAGGCTGAAAAGAATAATTCAAGTGGTGTTAATTCTGTTAAACTCTCCAACGCCGAAGGTGAAACCAAATCAGTCCCCGCTAAAGAAGTCGCTTCTAAAATGAATAGTACCAGTAAAAACAAAAAGAAGCCAAAACAACTAAGCGATTCTAAAGCAGCAGCCGTTCTTAATCCAGCTTCCGAAAATCTTGCCGATCAGCACGCCGCCAATGATTTTGTCGATCAACAAACGCCTGCAGGATTTTTCCCAGGAGTTGGGGGGAATTTAGACCCGCTGGAACCACCCCCATATAGTCCTAAGAAATATTTAGAACCAGAGGCACAACCTACGGACGAACAAGTTTTGGAGGATATTGGTTTTGCGGCGGATGAAGGCTGCGACCCAACTGTGATGTCTTGTGCCGAAGAAGGATAATAAAGAATGGTTAAAAGATACGATAATAGAACAATTAGAAGAAATAATTCAGAATTATATAGAAGTATATTAGAGAACAGGGGTCTAAAATCTGTTCGCCAATATACAACGCCCAATCTTAGATATCCTACGTCAGAAGAAATGTCTAATTTTCAAATAATTGGCCACATATGGAAAACAGGCGATAGGTATTATAAAATAGCAGACAGATATTATAACGACCCAGAAATGTGGTGGGTTATTGCATTTTTCAATCAAAAACCTCTTGAACAGCATGTATCTCTAGGCGAAGTTATAAATATTCCCCTACCGCTAGAAAAAGTTCTAACCTATATGGTTTACTAGGAGACGGTGTAGATGACCACAGAAAAACCCGGCACCGGAAAACCCAGTACCTTCGAGGCGATGCAGGCCTATCTTACGGGTGCGAAAGACGAACTCACCGGAACCCCACCCGGACCCGACATTCCAGGCCAGGACGGAAAACCGGACCTCGACCCACCATTGACAAAAGACGAAGTGTTGGAACTCAACCGTCTTTCCGGAAAGGTCCGCGACTCCTTTGGCCCCACCGCTGAAGAAAATGCCAGGAATTCCTTTAACGAGAAACTCAAAGAAATGCAGAAGGCGAGGGATTTCGAAGCTGAACTCGGTGGTATGAGCGATGAAACGCTTAAAGCGATTACTGGCGAAAATGCTGGCTTTGGAACCAAAAAAGAATATGATGCGGCCCTCGCTGGCGCAAAAGCCTCTGGTCTTAGTGAAAGAGAATTTTTAGAAGGTCGTTATCAAAAACGGAAAAAAGAGGGCAAAGCGACAGAAGAAGTTCTGAACAATCAAACAGAATTCACTGACGAAGAAAGAAAAGCGTTTAAGCTTCAAAATCAATGTTTCTTAATCACATATATGGACAAGTTCATCGGGCATGCCCGGTCAGTTAGGGCTGGCGGTTACGGCTATATGACCTGTGTTGATGGATCAGATCCAAGCCTTTTGGTATCCAAAACAACAAGCAGGGTTGGTGTCTCATCTTTGATGAGCGCAAGGGCAAAAGACTTTGCTCAACTTATTCCAAAAATCAGATTATATAAAGTTGAAAAAGGAATAGAGCAGCAAATAAAATTTAGCACCTTTTCTGCATCGCCCGATTCTATGACAGAGGATCGTGGCTCCCGTGGAGACGATGTTGGCTTAGTATCTGTTTCTTTTGATTTTATGAATCAGAATGTTGCTCTAGCGCAACGTCTTAGTGATGTGACTATAAAATTGATTTTTAAAAACGGCAATGATCTTGTTAAAAGAAATTCTGCCGGATTTTCATATCTTGACCTTTTTCAAAGAGGTTCTGGTGATGGGAGTCATTATGAAGATTATGAATTGAAATTGGTGGTCGGCTATGAAATACCAGCAAACGTCAAAGAGGGAACATTTTCTACTAAAAACTTTTTAAAAGAGGTAGCAAACCTTGATACTGTGATGCACTTAAATCTTAAGAATTATGATTTAAATTTTAGAGAAAATGGTGTTTTAGAATTAACATTAAATTACGCTTCTTTTATTGAGGAAAACTTAAATAGTGGAAGATATAATATTTTTGGCAATGCTAAACAATTTGAAGAAACTGCACTCCATGGAGCAGATACAGAGTCTCTTACTGATGAAGAAATCGCCACAGATAGAAGCGCCGAACGCAATAAGATCAGGCAGGATGCCAAGGAAAAAAGAAGGGCAAAAAAACAGGAATTCAAAGACGCCGAGGTCGGTTGGGAGGGAGACCTCGAAGGGTGGAAAGAAGCGAGAGCAGAAATCAATGCTGAAAGAGACAGAAAGCTCGCAGAGATTGGAGGCGAAAAAGCCTATGCTAAGAAAAAAAGACAAGGTAGAAGAGATTATATCTCGAAATTAAAAACAAAAAGTAAAATGAAGATGTATAAGGCCATATTAAACACTCTCACATTAAAATCATTTTTTATGGATATTCCTATGCAACTGATGGTTCAAGTTGAACAAGATTTGGACTCAATAAAATTTGCAAAATTTCTCGGCCACAGTTCTTATGTTCCCGGTCTCATTAATGATAAAGAGATTGTCGCAATGACCGACGCCAGAAAAGAGTATGCTTCTATAGGCTTTGTTGAAGGTGCCAGCGGAGACGAAAAGCGACAAATGGAAACAAAGGGGGAATCCCAGGCCACCACCCACAACGTTTACAAAGATATTAATATGACGGGGGACAAATTTGAATCCGTAGACCAAGTTGTTTCAGGTCTTCAAGAAATGCAAGGTATGAAAGATAGTTGGGCCGACCTTCCGATTAACAACGAGGGTGGAAACAACTATAGATTACATTTTTTTTATTTGGGAGATTTGATCGAGTCTGTAATCACTGCGAGAGATACCGACACCCACAAAGCCGGTCTCATGAGCGCCCTGGCGGGATTGGGATTATCCGCCGGTACCGCATCTCCTCCTCCGCCTGGTCCTCCAATCAACGATTTAGAGGATAGAATGCGAGATGATAAATTAAGATTAATGATGGGTCCAATGACCTATAATCACGTTTTCCCAGATGGTAGTAAAAAGCCAATTGTAACATGTTTGGCAGATATTCCGATTTCTCTTGATTATTTTCAAGAGTGGTTTGCAGAAGAAATTGTATCAAAAGAATTGACGTTTATGAATTTCCACACATTTTTACAGAAAGTGATCGGCGGATTGTTGGTAAATGCCCTTGGGCCACACTGTTTTGGAGAAGACTCAGACATTGCACAATTTAGCCAACTTATGTTGTCTGTTCCTCCAAAATCAGATGGTAGTTCGCATATACCTGGAGTCGGAAAGTTTACCCGACCCGAAGGGAGTTGGCTGACCACCAATGTGGCCAGAGCGGTTGCATATTCAAAACCAAGAAGAGTACATATGGATTCTATCCCCATTTCGCCAGCCCCAAATGAATCCACTCGCGTGTCAGATTTTAGTAATTATTTATATGTTTATATTACAAGCCAGAAATCGTGGTCAAAAATGGGCAACCGCGATCAAGACGAAAAAGATGGAATTTATCATTTTTCTGTTGGCCAAGAATCTGGTTTGTTGAAAGGAATAAAATTTGAAAAACAAAAAATTAAAGGCGTTTCTGAGGCTCTTGCTGCTCAATCGGTGGAAGAGGGATCTGGTACAGGTCAAGGAATGATGATTTGGCAACCATATAACGCCAATATGTCCTTAATCGGAAACCCCTTACTTAAACCAGGACAAATGGTATATATAGATACTACTTCTGCCGGTATGGGAGATCCAAGAGCGGCCAATTCTACTTCTAGAAAACTGGGCCTCGGTGGGTATTATTTTATTCTTAAATCAAGAAATGAAATAAGTTCAAAAGGTTGGCAAACGGATGTCTCTGGCCTTTTTCAAACAGCAGGGTACCCTCACAATGCAGAAGGCGGTGCACATATGCTTTCTTATGCAAAAACTGCAACACCTGCTGCCAATGTTAGTATGGACCCATCTCTGGAATACCAATTGGCACATCTAGTGGATGGTGGGAAAGACGGCGATGGTGATCCAGGTTCAATTTCAGAAGCCCCAGAGGATATACAAACGGGCAAAGGTTCTTCTGGAACCCAGTCTCCGAGCTATAAGGGTCCAAAAAAGAAATTGCCCACAGCAGATGAAACAGCTCTTCAAAAAGTAAAGACCGAACAAGAAATAAAAGACTTATTTAATCAAGCCGGTATACCTTATGAAACTAGCGAAGAAGCTCTTGAGAAAAAAATGAAAGATATGGGCTTCGATTGGGATACAGAGGGCGAGAAACAGGCCCTGATGAAGCAGGCGGAAAAGGAGTTAGCCGAATATGCTGCTGAATTTGCCAAACTGCAGATGCAAGTAGCACAAAAACAAATAGAACAACAAGCCGCCGAAGCCGCCGAAGCTGAAAAGAATAAGCTGTTGGGAGCAATTGGCGAATGTCTGGCCCAGAAGGAAGAACAAACCCAGGAAGCCCTTGACCAATGCGTGCAGGAGGCCTCCGAAGCGGCGAACGCTCCAGCCACCGGCGCTTCACAAGAGCAAGAGTCTGATGTATTGGAGGCCCAAAAAGAGAACATTAAAAAACAAGAAATAAAAGAAAATCAGGAAAAGGCGAAAGAGGCGGCGACGAAGAAATCGGCGGGGTAAGATTTTGAAGAAGAGTGGCTATTTAATATTAAGGGGGTTCGTTTAAAATGGTGGAAGAAAGTTATGGTAGAAATGGCTTAAGTGCTAAAGAAGCTTTTGAACAGGCTCATTTATATATTGGCAATTTCCCCTGGGCCCCCAGAAACGCAGATCCGGGAACGTTCCCGTCTGCTATGCATAGCTTTCGTCACCCAAAGGGACGATTCTACGGGCTGATAGACCCGAATGAAGATGTCATAATGCTAAATGAAAGATTCCTAAAGCCACTCCCAGGATCGAATAAAACAGAATATGCCTTAAATTTTGTTGTTGATGCTTTTTTAGATTTAAAAGAAGCTTTGTCTTTCGGTCTCGGGGCCAATAAGGTTAAAGGATCTCCATATCAAGATCTTGTTGTAAAAAAAGGATGGGTTGATTACAACAAGACTTATAGTGCATATATGTCAAGAATATATCAAGCTTTCTCAACCGATTTCTTGCAACAAAAAAACAGACACAAGTGTATTAGAAATATTGATCACTTTTTGAATAAATTTTTTAATGATTTTCTGAAATATATGAGAGGAAAAACAATAACAAGGTCTTCTTTCCTTTTGTCTGAAGATCCGGCCATCACTGGCCTTGTTATTGAAATATCTGATGATGACCACGGCCATGATTTGACGAAGTGGAGAAAGTGGATTAGTAGTCCTGCATTTCATTATTTTAGATCTGTCGCTTCAAAATATGGTTTTTATGTGGACCTATATGCCCCCTGGAGATTGGTGGCTAATTTGGCATCTCCCAATATGAGAACATATATGAAAAAATATAAAATTAAAGATGCAAAACAATTATTTTCTAGATATTATATGAAAGCATATCGGCACGATATTGAAAATTTAAAATTAAATTTATTCGAGATGTATAAAGATTTCATAATAACGTCGTCAGGATTTTTCTTACCAGAAACCTCCAGCGAATATTTTCGGTTTGGGGCCAAGACGATAACCTCCAGTAACACAACTAATGTTTTTGTGACTCGACAGTCGATTGAGCTAAGTGATTATTTAAAGAAATACGATAATAATTATTGGTTTGAAAAATATATCGATGTCCGTTTAAGAGATGCCCTTCTTTTAGAAGAAGGTAGAACCCAAAATGCTACTGTTGATAAAGTTTTGCACCACGCTAGTGAATTAAATAAATATGTTGACTTTAATGAAGCCTTGGTGTATATTAATATTTATATTAAAAGCCGAACCAAGAAGGGTCCAGGCAATATGTTTAATTTGATAGAGACATAACGGGTGTCAATTGTTATTTCAAAGCCTTGATGACAAAAAAGAATGTGTCGCTATATTCCTTGATGGTCATTTTATAAAAGACATTCCCAAAAATCTTTCACAGACTTGGAGTTATTCGGCCTTCCTAAAAGGTCTCGACATCGAATATGCCAACCTATATTGTGGAGGTAAGGCCCCAGATGAGGTCTGCCCAGAGCATTTGAGGGAAGAGTGGGACAAAATCAATGGCCGCATGCGAGCCTATCATAGATCTTTCGTAGAGGCAAAAATCTCCCTAAATGACAATTGCTTCTTTGATTTGGTTCCAGAACAATTCCTGCTTCAATACTGCGATGTCAAAAATCAAATAACAAAACACATATTAAAAAATTATGAAAAGCCAGAAAATTGTGATTTTCTTGCTGAACTATCTGCGTTCACCACAGAGATTAAACACAACAGTTTGAATGTTGATTTAGGTTATTTAAAACCCCGCCTGAGTGAGTATAAAGTAAGACAATTTTATAAGAAGCTAAATGCGGTCGCCCCATACATAAAATACGACATTTTCGGAACAAAGACCGGTCGCCTGACAACTAGGAAGAACAGCTTCCCTATCTTAACGATGGATAAGAGATACAGGGGCATTTTGAGGCCAAATAACGATTGGTTTGTTGAGTTAGACTATAATGCTGCTGAATTAAGAACAATGCTCGCTTTACTAGGGGAAAGACAGCCAATTGAGGATATTCACGATTGGAACATTGAGAACGTTTACAACAACGAAGTAGATCGAGATGAGGCAAAGAAGCGCATCTTTGCGTGGCTTTATAATCCTAATTCAAAAGATGATTTGTTAAAGCAGACATATGATCGTGATTCTATTAAGGAGAAGTATTGGGATGGAGAGTATGTGAATACGATCTATGGAAGGAAGATTAAATCAGATGATTATCACGCTGTAAACTATATTATTCAAAGCACGTTTAGTGATTTGTTATTAAAACAGGCTATAAAGATTAGTAAACTGTTGGAAGGGACTAAAACATATGTGGCCTTTACGGTTCATGATTCAATTGTGTTAGATATGGCCCACGAAGACGAGACAATGATAAGCGAGATTTATCATCAGTTTGCAGATACTGAATTTGGCCCCTTTAAAACTAGCGCCAAGGCAGGAAAGAATTTTGGAGAATTAAAGGAACTATGGATAAAATATTAGGATTAGGAACAGCGGGGTGTAACCTTGCTAGAGCATTTGAAAAATATTCACAATATACAGTTATGAAGATTGATAGTGAGACATCAATGGAGAAGGGCTATCTTCAAATGCGCCCACAAAAAACTCCAGAACTATACGAGGAGAATTGTCCAGATCTACGCTCCCACCTTTCTAGTTTAGCTGGGGATCTCTTGTTTATTGTTTCTGGCGCTTCTATTATCTCAGGCGCTGCTTTAAATATTCTTTCTCAAATTAAAGATTTTTGTGATATTAGTGTTTTATATATCAGGCCAGATGTGGAACTGTTGGGAGATCTCAAAAAAAAGCAAGAAAGAGTAGTTTTTCACGTTTTACAGCAATATGCGCGATCTGGACTATTAAAACAGGTATATCTCGTTGAAAATGGCCAATTAGAGGAAATTATTGGCGGAGCCCCCGTAATTGGATATTATGATAAGCTAAACGAGCTTATAGTTTCCACGATTCATATGATAAACATCTTCGATCATAGCGATCCTGTCAACAGCACCCTTTCCGATTCAAAAGATATTTGCAGAATTTCTACCTTTGGTATCGCGGACTTAGAAAAAAGTGAAGAAAAAATGTTTTTTAACCTTGACGAAATCTCTGAAAAGCGCTATTATTATGCAATCCCTGAAGGGAAACTAAAAACGGATAATACATTGCTTAACAAAGTCAGAGAAAAAGTAGTAAATGAAGCCGGAGGTTCTTACGGTATATATTCGACTTCCTATAACCAGGAATACGTTTATTGCATTGCAAGAAGCTCGGTTGTTCAAGAAAAGTAAAAAAACTCTTGATTTTTGTTTTTTAGTGTGTTATATTACTTGTAGATGTTTGGAATATTTGCCAAGCATTCTTTAAATAAAGGAAAAACTATGTCTATTAATTTTGACAAAATGAAAGAAAAACTGGCCAAAGTCCAAGGCCGCGACGGAAGCAAATCTGTCTTTTGGCGTCCACAGGATGGAGAAAGCGTAATCCGCATCGTACCCACTCCTGACGGTGATCCGTTTAAGGATTTTTGGTTTCACTATAATGTGGGCAAAAACCCTGGCTTCTTGAGCCCAAAGAGGAATTTTGGAGAAGATTGTCCTTTGGATGATTTTGTTCGAAATCTCTTTAATGAGGGAACTGAAGATAGTATTAAGATGGCGAAAAACCTCATGGCACGCCAACGCTTCTTCTCTCCCGTTCTTGTTCGAGGAGAGGAAGAGCAAGGGGTGCGTTTATGGGGCTATGGAAAGCTCGCATATCAGGAACTTCTTAACTTGGTTCTCAATCCCGAATATGGAGATATTACGGATGTGAACGAGGGCACAGATCTTGTTATTACTTATGGCAAGCCACCTGGAGCACAATTCCCACAAACTTCGATTACCCCCCGTCGTCGGCCATCGCCCTTGGTCGAGACACAAGAGGAGATTAATCAGCACCTAGAAAGCATTCCAGACACGTCCACTGTGTTTGAACGCAAAACTTCTGAGCAGGTCCAAGCAATGTTGGATGAATTCCTGCTTGGTGAGACTAGTGCTGAAGAGTCTTCCAAAGAAACCGAAAAGTTCGGTGGAGCTAAATCAACGAGTGACGATACAAAATCGGTTGATGAGGCTTTTAGCGAACTTCTTGGTTAACCCCCCTGGGGGGAGGCTTGACCTCCCCCCCACTTTTTGTAAGGAGAACGAAATGACAACACGCGCCGGTAGACTTTCCATGGATGATATGAGAAAGTTAATTAACAAAAAGGCAGGAATGTCTGTAGCGCACAACCTCGTGGACGATAACCCAACAGAGGTAAAAGACTGGATTCCAACAGGCTCTCGATGGCTAGATTCAGTTGTTTGTCGTGGAAAATACGCCGGTATTCCTGCTGGCAAAGTCACTGAAATTGCTGGACTTGAATCTACAGGAAAATCTTATATGGCCGCTCAAATTGCAGCCAATGCCCAAAAGATGGGCATCGATGTAATTTATTTTGATTCAGAATCTGCCATTGATCCGTCATTTCTAGAGAATGCGGGATGCGAACTAAACACGCTTCTATATGTCCAGGCACAGTCTGTTGAGTTCGTGCTGGAAACAATTGAAACCCTTTTAGGGTCCAATGAAAATCGAATGTTATTTATCTGGGACTCTTTGGCCTTCACTCCTAGCACGAGCGATCTAGAGGGTGATTTTAATCCACAATCCTCGATGGCTGTGAAGCCTAGAATTCTTTCCAAGGGACTATCCAAAATTATTGTACCACTTGCTAATTCATCGTCTTCACTATTGATTTTGAATCAGCTTAAAACAAATATTACATCTAATGTGGCAGAGGCAATGACCACGCCCTATTTTACACCAGGGGGTAAGGCCTTGAACTATGCGTATTCATTGCGTATTTGGTTAACTGGGCGGAAGGCAAAAGCATCTTTCATCTTGGATGATAAGGGATATAGAGTGGGCTCAGAAGTTAAAGCGAAGATTGAAAAATCTAGGTTTGGAACTCAGGGTCGTATATGTAATTTTAAGATTATGTGGGGCGGAGAAGTAGGCGTTCAGGATGAAGAAAGCTGGCTCGATGCTATTAGAGGATCAAAGTATTTGACCTCCGGTGGCCCATGGTATTCTTTATTGAACAAGGATGAATCCGTATGTAAAAAGTTCCAGGCTTCAAAGTGGCTGGAGTGTCTAAAGGAAGAATCTTTTAGAACCAGAGTTTTGGAAATAATGGATGAAGAGGTTATTCTGAAGTTTAATAATCGCGAGGTAGAGGCTTCAGCTTTTTATGAAGAGGGCGCAGAAGAATAAAAAAAAAGTTTTTTTTTGAATAAAAGGTGTTCTGATACGTCTAATATATAGAGAAAACTTACAAAGGAAGAATATTATGAATTGGAATAAAATCATTTTGGCCGCACTTACACTGGCCGTTATTATCGGATGTGTTTCGATGGCAGAAGCCCACGGACCACACCATCAGCGCACAAGTATCCTTGTGTATGACTATACTTATGATTATGAAACAGATTACTGGAGACAGGTTAATACCTATAATGATTATGTCTCTTGTAGTAACGCCCGTCATGTGGTTCTGAATCTCAGAAAGGCTGGGTTTTATGTCAGCGTTGAGGGCCCACGCTATTGCCCCTCCAGAATCAGATATGCGGTTTATCACAATGTGTTTTGGGTAAATAGGCTTGGTTTTTATGATCACTGGTCAACACATCATTACAATTTCCACCACCATTTTACGCGAGTGCGCTTTCATTATCACAAGAGCCATAATCGAAATCATCACTTTGGCGTTTATCATAAAAAACACTATGCTCACGGACATTATAAGAAGACTGTGGTCAAGAAGTACAAGAAGTGGAAAAAGAATAGCCACAACTTTGTGCCAACTTATGGAAAAAAATCAGTAACTTATAAAAAGGCTGCTGGTTCCACCAATGTGGGTGGAAAGACCAATAATAAGGTCAAAGGACAAAAGTCCAACAAGAACTACAAAGGTTCAGGAAAGAAGGCCAACAACAAGACTAAGAATAGAAATAGCAATATGAATCGTTCTGATCGGTCCAAGACAAAGAAAGCGACAAAGTCGAGAACAAAAAAGCGTCAGCAAAAGAACAATGTCCGCAAGACCCGCCCGAACCGTACCCAAGGTTCAAATGCCACTAGTCGCAGGCCAAATAGTTCTCGCAAATCTGCTTCTATGCGACGAGGCACTTCTCAGCGCAATGCTAAACGAAGTACGCGCTCATCCTCGCGTAGATCAAAGGCACATCGAAGCAACAATCGTTCTTCACGGAGAATTTCACGCCGATAAAAGTAATTTTTTACTTGCTTTTTACGCCCCGTTCGGTTATACTGAACGGGGCTTTTTAGTAGAGGGACAAAATGCGTAATGCCACAAAGAAACAAAAACGATATATTGATTTGGCAACCAGGATGGCAGATCAAAGCGTATACAAACTCGGGAAGTTCAGCCATGGCGCAGTGTT